AGCTTCTTGAATCCAATTTAACCCAGTTAGTTTTGGGTTCTGCTCCTTGCCTGTGATCACTCCACCGCTTAACTGTGTGCCTGTAATTCCTCGTGTTGTGAATCTAGGCGTCAAGGCTCTCATATGCTTCGGAGAACGCTGTTTAGTTTGATCATAAGACATTAGCACCCCTTTGAGTTCTATTGTGCTTACAAACAATATAAACACTGAACACTAATTTAGCAATAAAAGCTTGTTCAGTATGTTGCAAGTGTTTTCTTTAGATAGAAAAAAAGGCCACCGCCCGAATCGGTGACCTCTTTCCCTCTTTACCAAGAGTGTCTGCTTGTTCACATGACAATCTTGTTTTAACTTTCTGCTTTGCTCGCTGTCAACTTTTACTTTTTAGGAATCCATTCTTCAACAGTTGGATCAAGAATGACTTGATCAACAGACTTTGTTTTAATCGGCTTCTGACCACTGAACATTGAAAGCTTGTCAATGACTGCGCCTTGTAATTCCATCAACTGATCTGTCTTCAATTGCATTTGTATTTGTGCATCTCTCAATCTAGCAATCAAAGCTTCTCTGTCAGCATTTGCTGAAGCTAACTTGTCTTTGAGTTCTTCAACTTCAGATGGGTCTCGACCGCTGGCAATTGCGACCATTGAAGAAATTGACCCTGTGATCACGCCTAGAATACCAACAAGAACGTCACGATTTTCATCAACAATTTTGACATACGTCAAGAACAAGATCAAGCCAACAATCAACAGCAAAAACATGACGCTGAACCACCAGCCACGTCTTGCTTTGACATCTTTTGAAAACTCTTTGGCTTCTTGCCTATCTTCGATTGCATTCATAAAACACCTTGTAAAAACATCATGATAAATTCAAGAGCGTGATCAATCCAAAAGAAATAATCTTGCAATTCATTCATTCTTCGTGCGTGTGGATCAATCAGAATTGGAAGCGCCACTGATGTTGTATAAAACAGCATGATCAAACAGAAGCGAACATAAAACCATATCAACCACTCTTTGAGCTTCTTGTCTCGCATTCTGCTTTTAATCTTTTTTGGCCCAGCAACACGCTTGACTTTGTCGCCTCCTGGCGGTGGTTGCAATGATTCAATTGTTGCGCCCACTGTATAAATTAATTGTGTCTCTTTGACTCCCTTGAATCTGTATTCACCAGCGCAAGCGTATCTTGTCCCCTTTGGCGTGAAGCTGTTTGTTCTGCCTTTAATTGCTCTCATTGCCTCAGCTGTTAGCAACACTTGACCAGCTTGACACAAGCTCATTGTTCTTGCTGCTATGTTCTTTGAGATCCCCTCAAGTTCAATGCTCTTTGCTCCTGTCATCGTGTAAATCTCAGCTTGTTTGACTTCGACAATGACTCCCCAGTGTATGCCAATTCGACAGCCAAGCTTTGTTTTTTGTGGTATCGTTTCTTGATAAATCAGCGCAAAGTTCACAGCGTCAATCGGTCGCTGAAAGCTCAGCAAGAAGCCATCTGATCTGTCAATCTCACGACCATTGAACTTGTAGATCAGCGACCTTGTCAACCTATCATGGTATTGAAGCCATTGTGCCGCTTTCATTGCGCCCACTGACTGAACAAATCTTGTTGAGCCGATTAGATCAAGCAAGACAATTGCAAGCTTTGTTTCGATGAGTTCCATTCAGAAGCTCCTTGTTTGTGACCCTCCAACTTTAACATTTCTATTTCTAACAGCAACAGAACGTCTTGGCTTATATTGTTTATCAAGTGCGTTTTCATGCCAATTGAACATGATGCAATCATATCTTAAAGCGTCAAGCGGATCTTCACGACCGTCTTTTTTTGGCTGCTCTTTGTTGTCCCAAGCATAAGATAAGATGGCTTTTCTGATGCTATTTCCGCTTGCTCGCTCGCCTTTGTTCCACACTTCTCTGGTGATTAAGTAGCGCTTTGAATTGAAAGCACGTTTAAGTCTTTGGACTCCATTAAGTATGTCAACTTTGATAGGGTCGCTTGTATGACGCAGAGGAACACCAATTCCTCTTGGCGGTTCTTGTCGCATAACTCTAAATGCGCTCTTGCCTGTTTGGTCATTGCGAGCTTTACCAGCTTTGTCAGCAACGCCAGCATCAAGCCAA